ACATAAATAAAGATATGAGAAAACCGTATTTTTATATTATAAGGCATATACCGAGTCAGAAATATTATGCAGGTTGTAAAATAAATTCGCGAGCGAATTCAGCGGATTTTATGACAGAAAAAGGATATCAAACAACCTCTCGTGTTATTAAAGAAATAATTCAAAAGGACGGATTAGATTCATTTGAGATAGTTAAAATAAAACATTTTGAAATACCCGATGAAGCCTTAGCATACGAAATGAGATTTTTAACAAGAGTTAATGCTGCTGAAAATATAAAATTCTATAATAGACATAACGGTGGTAAGAATTTTGTTAATAAAGGTGGATATAGATTATCTGAATTTACAAAGCAAAAAATGAGAAAACCCAAATCAAAAGAAACAATTGAAAAGCAAAATCAGGAAAAAAGATCAAGAAGTAAAGATGTGTATAGGAAGATGGTAGAAACGCGTAAAAAGAGGTATTCTACCTGGCATACATCAGAGCAAATTGAGCGTATAAAGCAACACAATGCTACTTGGTGGAATGAAGTGAATAGGAAGAAGCATTCTGAAAAGATGAAAGAGGTCCATAAGTTAAATCCTATAAGCGAGGAAACCAGACAAAAACATAGAGAGAAGAGCAAAGGAGCTAATAATGGTATGTTTGGTAAAAAGCACAGTGATGAAACGAGAGAAAAATTAAAACTAGCCTGGGCTAAGAGAAAGGAAAAAGCCTTAAATAACTGAGTATGAAGTTTGATTTATATATTGAATCTATCTTGACAGAGTTATTTTCGTCGACAATGAAAAGAGATGTTGAATGGAAGCGAGACGATTCATTTGCAAATCAACCAAAATATACAACAACATTTCAAGCGTCTAATAAGAGGGAATATCTTGTTGAATTACAGAATATTACCTGGCATGGTAGCGCTCATGAAGAAAATTATCCAGAGAATCTACAGAAGATATTAGCTAACAAAAAAACAAAAATTTATGAAGTTGTCTTTAAGGACGTTAAATTCTCTAATAGTAATAGTACAAGAAGCATTAAAAAAGCTATCGGTATAACAGGTAAAGGTGGTGCTATTGATGTGTTTAGTAATGTTGTAGATATACTTCGTGATTTTTTAAAAAACGTACAGCCTGATACACGTATACTTTATTTTGTAGCGTTTGAACCGTCAAGAGCTAAGTTGTATGATAGAATGGTAAAAGTACTGGCTCCTGAATATGGTTTCAAAATATTTACAGATAGTGACGAAGAAGCTCATTACTACGCTTGCTATCGATAGCATTTAGATTAAACTATCTATACAACATGAACAAGGATATCTATTGGCTTAATAAAGACTCGAGAAAATTTCTCAGTCGTGGTTACCTTCTTGAAGGCGAAACTGCCGAACAACGTATAAGAGATATAGCTGAGAAGGCTGAGCATTATCTCAATCTTCCAGGCTTTGCAGATAAGTTTGAAGATTATATGCATAGAGGGTTTTACTCTCTAGCGTCTCCGATTTGGTCAAACTTCGGTCGTATTAGAGGTCTACCTATTTCGTGCTTTGGTTCATATGTTAATGACGATATGGATGATATTCTTTATAAAATGTCAGAAGTCGGTGTTATGTCCAAGGTAGGAGGTGGAACATCTGGTTATTTTGGTGCTATTCGCCATCGCGGAGCTCCTATCTCTTCAGGCGGTGAAGCAACAGGAGTACATCATCAGCTAACTGTATTTGAGTCATTAACAAATTATATCTCCCAAGGCAATGTACGTCGCGGTTCATTTGCAGCTTATCTTCCTATTGATCATGCTGACATTGAGGAGTTCTTGAAGATTAGAGGAGAAGGCGATGATATTCAAAATCTATCAATTGGTGTTTGCGTCTCTGATAAGTGGATGAAGTCAATGCTTGAAGGTGATAAGGAGAAGCGTGCTATTTGGGGACTTGTAATTAAGAAGCGTTTTGAATCCGGATATCCTTATATCTTCTTTACAGACAACGCTAATAAACAAGCTCCTAAGGTTTACAAGGATAAGGGAATGAAAATTAATCATTCCAATCTCTGCACTGAGATTATGCTTTCCAACGGTATTGATGAATCATTTGTTTGTGATTTATCATCTCTTAATCTCGAGCGTTGGGATGAATGGAAGGATACCGACGCTGTTGAGACCCTTGTATATTTCCTTGATTCAGTTATGACTGAATTCATTAACAAGACTGAAGGAATGAAGTTTATGGAGCATCCAAGAAACTTTGCTATTAATCAGCGTGCTCTTGGCGTTGGTATTCTTGGTTGGCATTCTTTGCTTCAGGCTAAGATGATTGGCTTTGAAACCATGCAAGCCAAGCTCCTTAATGGACAGATTTGGAAATTCATTCGTGAGAAAGCAGATTTAGCTTCTGAAACATTGGCTAAAGAATATGGTGAACCACCGCTCCTTAAAGGATACGGTCGTCGTAATTCAACGACTCTTGCTGTCGCGCCAACTACATCGAGTTCATTTATTCTCGGACAGGTTTCACCTTCTATTGAACCTCTTAATAGTAACTACTTTGTTAAAGATTTAGCAAAAGGTAAATTCACATTTAGAAACCCATATCTCAAGAAGCTTCTTAAAGAAAAAGGCAAAGATGACGATGATACATGGAAGTCGATCCTCATTAAAGGTGGCTCGGTTCAGCATTTAGATTTTCTTACTCAGGAAGAAAAGGACGTATTCAAGACATTCGGTGAAATCTCCCAAAAAGAAATTGTTATCCAAGCATCTCAGCGTCAGAAGTTTATTGATCAAGGACAGTCTCTTAACTTAATGATTCCTCCAAATACTAAGCCAAAGGATGTCAATGAGCTACTCATCTTTGCCTGGGAGAATGGTATTAAGAGCTTATACTATCAACGCTCAGCTAACCCTGCACAAGAACTTGCACGTTCTATTCTAACATGTGCAAGCTGTGAAGCATAAATACCTCTATATGAGATTAGAAGCATTAATGGAAGCAGTTAAGTCTGGGCTGAATACAGCAGAGAGTTTTTTAGAATTTCTCCATAAGCGTTTAGCTGGTGCTATTAAGATTGAAAAGATGACCCGCAAGAAGGGTGGTTATAGCCTATTAACAGCTATTCATTATAAAGCTAAACTAAGACCATACAAAGATGCAATTAAGCATGCAAAGAGTGAAGATAGAGATAAACACTTTAAAATGATGGCTGATGAAACATACAGAAAGCTTAAAAATTGGGATAAAATGTCTCAACGTGAGTTTCAAGCTGCCATGGGTGTTTTAGAAGTATACGGTGAAGTTTATATACGTTCAGTAAAACCTGAGAGTATTCGCTTGAACTAATTTATAATACCCCTATTATTGTGGGTATGGTGAAACAAGCTACAAAAGCAAAAAAACCCGTAAAGAACGAACGTTCTTATATTAAAACTATTGTTTTTAAATATGAACCGACGTTTGAAGAGCGTGAGTCTATTATTAGGCGCGCAATCTATGTAGAACAAGAGCAATATAAGAACAAACCTTTTCGATTTCTTATTGCAGAAAAAACAATGGAGTTGGTTAAAATTAAATTTTTTGTAAAAGCAAATGGACGACGATAACGATTTTGATATTGAAGCATATTTTCTTGCCGATAACTTTGAAATACATGTTTATCAGTGGTATAAGAATCAATGCCTTGTAGGTAACGCTACATTACTTCTTGCTGAAAAATGGGGCAATCGTAAGCATTTTGTAGAAAAGAACATGAGAGAGCTTAACGAGATTGCGAAGATGATACGCGATGGTAAGAAGCAGGAAGCACTCTCCTGGATTGATAATGTTTTATCGGAGGAGGCAAAAGAACAGGTCACCCCGGATGTATATGAGTATTTACAAGGATGATAAAGATGTAAAACTAACTCCTGAAGAGTGGAAGTATTATCAAGAATTAAGAAAGATATACCATCCGCCTGCATATGTACCTCATTTGAAACCTTTTAAAAGGAATAAATTTAAACGTAAGTGAGAGTATTTTTATTTGTCTTTTTTATGTGTATTGTATGCAGAGCTGATACGAATATTTCCACCTCACCTACAAATTTTCCATATATAGATAAGTTTGATATTCTTAATAATTATACAGAATCTAACTACCGCTTAAAGACAAACAAAATTACACTGACTGGTGAATTTTCAAAAGATTTTAATTTGAATCGTGTAACGTCTTTTACCACTTTAAAAATTGAATTTTAAACTTTTTATACTATAAATTATTATGATGAATTTAACAAGTGCATCAGTCCTTATTTTAAATAAAAACTGGCAAGCTATTCATGTAAAATCAGCAGCAGAAGCTCTTTCGATGATGTATGTAGGTAATGCTACAGGATTGGATATCGTTGGATACGATAATATGGTACCATATACGTGGGAGAATTGGATATCTCTACCTTTTGATGATAAGGCTGAATATATCAATACCGTACGCGGTAAAATAAAGGTCCCTAAGGTTATCGTATTGTGTGAATATAACCAAGTACCAAAAAGAAGACCTAAATTTTCATCAAAAGCTATTTGGAATAGAGATGGAGGTATTTGTCAATATACTGGCAAGAAATTAACACCAAATGAGGCAAATATTGATCACGTTTTACCAAGAAGCAAAGGCGGTAGAACAACTTGGACAAATTGTGTTCTCTCTCATAAAGAAGTAAACCATAAAAAGGGAAATAGAACACCTGAAGAGGCTGGTCTTAAGCTTATTCGTCAGCCATATGAACCGAAAGCTGTTCCTACGATGTTTTATATCAATAATCACCGTAATATTCCTGAATGGGATATCTTTTTAAAGCTATGAGTAGGAGAATTTCTTGGGATGAATACGCTATTCAGTTAGCGATGGTGGCAGCATTGAGGTCTGAAGATCCGAGAACAAAAGTCGGGTGTTGCTTATTACGACCAGACCATACAGTTGCGAGTCTTGGTTACAATGGAGCTCCATCTGGGATTGAGATTGATTGGCACAATCGTGTCGAGAAGCATAAGCGTGTAATTCATGCTGAAGTAAATGCCTGCCGTATGATTAAACCTGGAGAGTGCTATCTTGCAGCCATAACACACGCGCCATGTAACGATTGCTTAAAAACTTTAGCAGCATATGGAATTAAGAGGATAGTTTATGTAGAGCCATACAAATTCGATGAATCTTATTCACCTGAAAATATTGCAAAGGATTACGGCATTGAAATAATACAGTTATCTACGTCATTGAATTCTGTTTTTCTTTCATAAATATCCATGTGCATTTTAGTGAGATTTTAATTGACAACCGTGTAACCTGCAATTTTGTAGATTCAAATGAAGCAGAAAATATTATCTATTGTCGGCCTCTAGAAGAAAGCCTTAACAATGTTGCTACTATAATAACAAAGGATAAGGAATTCATACACAGTTATGTAACCGAAGAGTCAGGAGAAACGTTTCTTGTTACTAGTGTAAAGTTATCTGACGGTGAAGTGTTTGATAACGTAAAATTTAAACTTATAGTGTGCGAAGATGGTGAACTACCAGAATCAACAATTAATACAGCAGCTTTCGATCTTCCGTCTGACTTTCATGAAGTAATAACACCAACGTTTATACGTGAAAGCGTCTCAACCAACGATATTAATACTGTTGAACCTATTGATTACAGTAAGCATTTAAGACAATATATAAACAAGATTATAAGGAGTAAAGCTCTATAATTTTTAGTTTATTGATGTAAATAATAGCGTGGAACAAGATCCGTTATTAAGCTTTCTATCTAATCTTTCAGAGAAGATTAATGTTGAGAAAGAGCATAGAGCCATTATGGAAGGGCTTGAAGCTCCGGAAACCGTTACACCTCTTGCTGTTACTTTAGCTAATTTACAAGAAAAGATAGCTAAACAAGTACAAGCACATCTTCCTGTAGAGCCTCCTGTAGAACTCCCTGTTGAGACATTTATTACACAAGAGCAATCTGTTGTGGAAGAAAGTGTACCGGAAATAGTAGAGGAAAAAGATAATTTTGGAGATTTTCTTGGTAAATTAAAAGATATATTAGCAGCACCGCCGAAAGAAACTATTGTTCCTGCAGTTGAATTACCTATACAGGAAGAAATAAAAGAAGAAGAAATACCAGTAGAGGAACCAAAAGCTCCTATAGTTAAGAACGATTATATTCAAGAGCTTGAAAGACAATCAACGCCACCTACTGCTAAGA